GTGTTCCCGGATGCTCCAATACACCACTAGGAGCTGCCCCATTTGCATAAAACTTTGAGCCATATTCCTCGGCTGCAATTCCAAGTCCTATGGCATTCTTAGCCATGGCAATCGGGCTGTATCCCACAAGTCCGTCAAAGGATAAGCCGGGAACATGCAACACTTCCTCCGGTTTCAGTTTTACAGATGAGCCTTTATTGGTCGGTGCATCATCTGAACTTACTGCATATTCGTAATAAAGCTGTCCCTTCTCATCCCGGTCTACCGTCATTCTGTCCGGCATAAGCGGATACAGTCCGACAATTTCTCCCTTGCCATTTCTTATGATTTGGCTGTAAAAATTGCCCCATAAAAGCAAATGGGTAAGTGCCACTTCAAAAAAGGAATAAGCTGTCATTTCAGGATTCGGTTCATCATGTAAAAGATGATACAACGGATGGTCGATGGCTTTTTCCTTTCCACCGTCCCCCTTATATCTGTAAAGATGCAGTGGCAGGCTTGCCACCGATTCTGAAATAACCCTTACACACGCATAAACTGCCGAAGTCTGCATTGCACTTCTCTCATTCACTCTTTTTCCGGCAGAACTCTGTCCCAGAAAAAAACTGTATGCACTGCCCGCTGTCCTGTTGCTTGGTGCATCCCTCGATTTAAAAATTCCACTTAATATTCCCATATCACTCACCATCCTTTGCTAATTAAAAAACGAGAAGTCCACGGGTATCGTAGACACTCTCGCTAGTATCATTTCCACATCTTATTGCCCTGTCGAGTGCCATAATACATGCTATGGCACCGTCAATCTTTTCTGTTGACTTTGACTTGTCTGCCTTAATATTTCCTGCCGGGTCAGTACGGATAAAAATATTATCCATATTCCACCGAAGAACGGGATGCCCACCGTGTGCAATCCTCTGTTCAAGGGTCAGCTTCATCAGTTCTTTGGTAGGTGGTGACATAGAGGCAAATCCCTGTCCCATAGCCACCACATTAAATCCCATACCCTCAAGGTTCTGCACCATCTGTACTGCTCCCCATCTGTCGAAAGCTATCTCCCGGATGTTGAACCGTTCTCCAAGGTGTTCTATGAATTTCTCAATGTATCCATAGTGGACTACATTACCCTCTGTGGTCTGGATGTATCCCTGTCTTTCCCACACATCATAATTCACATGGTCCCTTCGGACTCGCAAATCCAAGGTTTCTTCCGGCAGCCAGAAATATGGAAGAACATAATATTTATCATTCTCGTCCTCCGGCGGAAACACCAGACAGAAGGAGGTAAGGTCTGTGGTACTCGAAAGGTCAAGTCCTCCGTAACACACACGCCCCTCCAGGTCATCCTCGTTAACCGGGAATGCACACGCATCCCACTTTTCCATGGGCATCCATCGGATACTCTGTTTCACCCACTGATTCAGTCTTAACTGCCGGAACGCATTCTCCTCTCCGGGATTCTGTCTTGCTGATTCACAAGCCGCCTCAACCTTATCAATACCAATCGTCTCTCCAAGAGACGGATTAGCCTTCTTCCATACTTTGGGGTCAGTCCAGTCCTCATCCATTCCTGCACCAAAAATCACAGGATAAAAAGTAGCATCGTGTTTACGCCCTTCCATAATGTCCAAAGCCTTCTGATGTACTTCATAGCAGATGCTTTCCGTATTGTTTCCGGCTGTGGTAATGAGGAAATACAGTGGCTGCATTCTTGCATCCCCGGAACCCTGCACCATAACATCATACAATTTACGGTTTGGCTGTGTGTGAAGCTCATCAAAAATGACCCCGTGGGTATTAAATCCGTGTTTATTCGATACATCCGCCGACAGCACCTGATAGGTACTCTTTGTCGGAAGATACTCCAGCTTTTTCTGCGACTCCAGTATTTTTATTCTTCGGCTAAGTGACTTTGAAAACCGAACCATATCTGCAGCCACATCAAATACTATCTTTGCCTGGTTCTTATCGGCTGCACAGGAGTATATCTCTCCTCGCTGTTCCCCTTCGCAAAGAAGAAGCAGAGCCACGGCAGCCGCCAGCTCAGACTTGCCATTTTTCTTCGGTATCTCCACATAAGCCATATTAAACTGCCTGTACCCGTTTGGCTTAATCGTCCCAAACACATCTCTTATGATTTGCTCCTGCCAGTCCATAAGTTCAAAAGGCTTTCTTGCCCATGTTCCTTTGGTATGGCGCAGGTTTTCAATAAAATGTACTGCAAAATCCGCCTCGGCTTTATCATAGTGAGAATCCTCAGCCATAAACTTTGTCGGTATGTATTTTTTTAGTTTTCTCACATGATCACCTCCACGAAAAAAGGACTCCCGGAAGAGTCCCTGTAAAATTTATGTTCTTAGCACATTTTGTCGAGTTGCTCATACTCATCTAATTTTCTGTTGTATTCCTGTGCTATGCACTGTCTTCTGAATGAGTTCTTTTCGCATCTGCCCTTTTTATAAAGTTCTTCAAGCTCTGCCTTTCTTCTCCTTAAAACCTCTATCTCGTTGCCTTCCTCAATCTCTTTTACATCCTTTTCAAATCTTGTCATCTTCGTTTCCTCCGTTTTCTTTGTTTTCCCTTTCGGTATGTGTACATTACCTCTATTTCACACTTATTGGAATACAACTATCCACCAGAGATTTTGGGAGAAAATTGTGTATATTATGAATGACCAAAAAGGAGTCCTTCAAGACCCCTTTCGGTTCTTTTTTAATCGTTGATGCTTAACTTGTGTGCTGGTGGATGGTTTCAAGAATCCTCTCCTGCTCCTCCAGTTCCACTCCAATGCTGCAAAGTGCCTCCCTTGTTCCACAGTCCGGGCAGATGGCTGTTACCCCGTCTGCCCTTGAGAGTGCCGAAGGCTCTCTGTATATTTTCCCACACCGTGGGCATTTTCTTGGTTCTATCCTTTTATCTGTCTTCATGGCTTTCCCTCCTGCTCTTATCTACCGCCTGAAACAATGTCTCCTCATCAAATTCAAATGCCCTGTATCCCTCAAGGCAGGTCTCAACATAACGCCAGCTTGGAAGTCCAAGCAGCCTGTCCTCATGCATGATGTAAACATACACTCTGCGATTTCTTATCTTACCCGTTTTAATTCCCTTGATTGGCAGTACCAGTTCCGTCTTGTAATAAAAGGCAGGACAGCCTTCATAACGGTCAAGTGCCGCCTCGTCAGCCTCCGTGGTTTCCCACACGGCAACGGGAACGCTCCCGCCTTCCTTTGGCTCGATGGTGAGGTAAGCTCCCGTTTTACTGCCCTTAAAAAGGAGTTCGTAATCCGGCACTTCTGATGTCCCTATCACTCTGGCAGTAGGGCATCGCATTTTCATTTGTCTGATGTTTAAGTTGCTGCCATAGGCAATGTAGTATCTTTTCTGCATAATGCATCCATCCTTTCCGAAGGAAATACCCTTCTACCACCTTAAGACCGCCAAAGCGGTCATTCCTTAAAGTGGCAGGAGGCTATGCCCTTGCCGTCCTGAATGCTGTGTCTCCGTCAAGTCTCTTTGTAAGAAGCTCCCTTGCTGTTTTAAATTCGTCTCCGATAAATCCAAGCCGGAGGAGCCAAGTCCTCATTGCGTATTTGGGATTTTCATTCTGCTGTGGTTTCGGACTTGCTGTTCTTACCTCCTTTGCCATCTGGGAAAGTGCAAGGCAAAGCTGAATGTAGCTTTTAAGCTGTCCGGCATGAAGTCCGTTCTGCTTTCCGTCTGCCGGGGCATCAAACTGGAAAAGTCTGAATTCAATTGTCCCCTTTGTGAAGGTCGCATGGTAGTTAAGCATATGGTATCGGCTGTCATTGTAGTGCTGGCTTCTTCCGTAGGTGCAGTCCTGCGAACCGTACCAGATGTCTGCCAATGCACTCATGGTCTTTGGTTTCTTCCTGTTGAGCTGGTCTAAAAATCTTGGGTCAACCACCCGGCAGAATCTTCTCATTCTGTAACCGTCAAGGTTTAATGCCTGTGCGATAAGGTTTTCATGGCTTGCCATAATGTTTGCCAGATTCCTTAAGGTCTGTGGCGTGTGTCCCTTCGCTCCGATGTGGATGTGGACTCCGCAGCCCCTTGTCGCATCACTCTTTGCTCCGGCGTGTCTTAACTGTCTGATGAGTTCCTGCAGGGTTTCCATGTCTGCGTAGGTAAGGATTGGTGTTACCAGCTCACATTTTTCGCTGTCACATCCGGCAATGCTTACATCCTTTTGGAACTTCCATTCCCTTCCCTGTGTATCCCAAGCCGACCATGTGTAGTAACCGTTTCTTCCGGCTGTGTTCTCGTATCTGCCTGTTCCGAAAAACTTTGCTGCGGTCCTTGCTGCCTTATCCCTTGTGATGTTGTTCATCTCGACCTCAACCCCGATGGTCTGCTTCTTCATTTCTTCAATCTGGTTTGCTGTTTTTTCGTTCATGGCGTGTCCTCCGTTTATTGTGTTTTCCCTTTCGGTACTCTATATATCACTCTAAACGCACATAATAGCCAGTTATTTCCCGCCATAAATGTAACAAATATCAGCCGCCGAAATTGTGTATTTCTCTGCAGTAAGCACTGTCGGTTTCAGGAAATCCACAGGCGTGTGACTGTTATGTATTTTCTACAGCTATCCCTCGCTTTCAATTTTTCTGCATCGGTCTGCCCCATATACGACATGAAGGCTGCTTCCGTTATCCCACTTTACCATAACGGATGCGGTATCATCCACACCGATAACCGTCCCCTTCGTGCCAATGGGAGGTGCCTGAACATCATCCATGACCTC